CTCCTGGCGACACAGGCAAAACAATGAGTGCAGCTCCGAAAGCTAAACACGAAGACAACAAAGCTAGCTCACCAATCGGTAGCTAAACAAAGGAATCGGGATGATCAACTTAGTAGAAAACCTTACATATGACGAGGCCAAAATAGTTGTCGAGTCTGCTAATGAAGGCAAGAATTTGTTCATGAAAGGAATTTTCATCGAAGGTGGCGTCAAAAACGCTAACCAACGAGTTTATCCTGTGAATGAAATTCAGAAAGCTGTCGAAACTGTTAATGAACAAATTAAAGGCGGCTATTCGGTTCTCGGTGAAGTTGATCATCCCGACGGTCTTAACATTAACCTTGATCGTGTTTCACACATGATCGAAGGTATGTGGTGTGAAGACTCAAAAGGTTTCGGTAAACTAAAGATTTTAGAAACACCAATGGGACAACTAGTAAAAACATTGCTCGAAGGCGGTGTAAAGCTAGGCGTTTCCAGCAGAGGTTCAGGTAACGTAAAAGAAGACGGATCAGGGCAAGTAAGCGATTTTGAAATTGTAACAGTTGATATTGTTGCACAACCAAGTGCTCCTAGTGCTTATCCAAGTCCAATTTATGAACATTTACTGAATACTAAAGGCGGATACAAGGCATTACAATTAGGCAGAGAAGTTCAAGACGATGCAAAGGCACAAAAATATCTAAAAGAATCGCTGGTTAATATAATCAGTGGTCTCCAATAACAGGAGAATAATATGTTGGATGCACTAAAAACATTATTTGAAAATAATGTAGTATCGGAAGAAATTCGTGCCGACATAGAAGATGCGTGGAATAATAAAATTGACGAAAACAAAAAGCAGGTAACTGCTGAGCTTCGTGAAGAATTTGCACGTAAATATGAGCACGATAAGCAGACAATGGTTGAATCTATTGACAAGATGCTTGAAGAATCACTAGCTGGTGAAATTGCAGAATTCCAAGAAGATCGTAAGCAATTAGCAGAAGCAAAGGCAAAGTATGCTGTAGCAATGCGTGACCACTCTGAAAAGCTTGAAGGCTTTATCATGGAACAGCTAAGTGCAGAAGTTTCTGAACTACATGAAGATCAAAAACAAGTTGCAGCAAAGTTTGAAAAATTAGAAGAATTTGTAATTGAAGCTCTTACTAAAGAGATTTCAGAATTCTATACAGATAAGAAAGACTTAGCTGAAACAAAAGTTAAGTTGATGCGTGAATCAAGAAACGCATTTGATGAAGTAAAGAAAGACTTTATCAAGACAAGTGCTAAACTAGTTAACAAAACTGTAAGTGAATCATTAAAGACTGAACTTTCTCAGTTGAAAGAAGATATCACAGTAGCACGTCAAAATGATTTTGGACGCAGATTGTTTGAATCATTCCAGCAAGAATATGTTGGTAGTCATTTAAATAAAAAGTCCGAAACTGCAAGACTTCTTAATGTTGTGGCTGAAAAAGAGACACAACTGAAAGAAGCTGAAGAGAAAATAGCTGAAGCTAACAAATTGTCAGAAAGCAAGAATACTGAAATCAAGCTTCTGAAAGAGAGTGCAGTGCGCACAGAAAAAGTAAATGAGTTGCTATCACCTTTGAGCAGAAAGCAAAAAGAAATAATGACTGATCTACTAGAAAGTGTCCAAACTGCTAAGTTAGAAACAGCGTTTAACAAGTACTTACCTGCGGTTATTGATGGAGATGCTCCTAAAGCAGCAGCTAGTAATAAGGCAAAATTAACAGAAGGCAAAGAAGTAACAGGCAACAAAGAAACAAATAATAACATTAGTTCTACAGCAGACGATAATAATGTCGTTGACATCAAGCGTCTTGCAGGCTTAAAATAAGGAGAGATTAATTATGTCAGAACTACTAGAAGGTCGCTGGCACGACACTAAAAGTGCTTTGCTTGAAGGCCTAAACGGTAACAAAAAATCCGTAATGGAAGCAACTCTCGAAAACACTCGTAAGCACTTGATGGAAACCGCGACTGCTGGTGCAACTGGTGCAGGTAACGTTGCTACCCTTAACCGTGTGATCCTACCAGTGATCAGACGTGTAATGCCGACTGTAATTGCAAACGAAATTGTTGGTGTACAGCCAATGACAGGTCCAGTTGGTCAGATCCACACTCTACGTGTTCGCTACAGCGACACAGCTGGTTCTGGTGCAAGTGGTGCAGTTGCAGGTGAAGAAGCACTTTCACCATTCAAGATTGCAGAAGCTTACTCCGGTAACACTTCTACAGGTAAAGGTGCTAACACAGCTAACCTAGAAGGTTCCGCTGGTAACCGTCTAAGCATTCAGATCCTAAAGCAAACTGTTGAAGCTAAGTCACGTAAGCTATCCGCTCGCTGGACTTTTGAAGCTGCACAGGATGCACAGTCACAGCATGGTATTGATGTTGAAGCTGAGATCATGGCTGCTCTAGCACAAGAAATAACAGCTGAAATCGACCAAGAGATCCTAGCTAGCCTAGGTACACTTGCTGGTACAGTTGAAACATACGATCAGGCAGCAGTGTCTGGTACAGCTACATTCGTTGGTGATGAGCACGCAGCACTTGCAGTTCAAATTAACCGTGCAGCTAACCTAATTGCACAGCGTACACGTCGTGGCGCAGGTAACTGGGCAGTTGTAAGTCCATTCGCTCTTACAATTCTTCAGTCTGCAACTACTTCTGCGTTCGCTCGTACAACTGAAGGTACTTTCGAAGCACCAACTAACACAAAGATGGTTGGTACTCTAAACAACGCTATGAAGATCTACGTAAACACCTATGCAGGTGACGGCCAAGCTGTACTTGTTGGTTACAAAGGTTCTTCCGAGTCTGATGCAGCAGCGTTCTATTGCCCATACATCCCGCTAATGTCAAGTGGTGTGGTACTAGATCCTAGCACATTCGAACCAGTAGTTAGCTTCTTAACACGCTACGGCTATGTTGAGCTTTCTAACACTGCTTCGTCGCTAGGTAACGCTGGTGACTACCTAGCTGAGGTTGCTATTACTAACGGTAACGTATCCTTTAGCTAAGTTAAGTTTATTTTATAAAATAGGGCCTACGGGCCCTATTTTTTTGACTTTTTTTGGTTGACTTTATAAACAAAGACTGTATATTAAACACTGTAACAAGACGTTGTTACAATATAGGTTGACTGAATAATCCGTGGCAGATGCGGATAAAGTAATACCGAAGGGGATAGCTTCCCGTCTTAGCAGATGCAGGTAAGTTTGGGTCGAGTAGACAGGAGTCTGCCAAAGACCCATTGAAGGTAATCCTTAATCCTTCACCTATTTTTTTATAGAAAAAGGCATGTTGTTTTGCAGCATGCCTTTTCTCTTATGTTGATAAATACAATGTCATAGAGAGAACCTCAATGATGAGGACTTATGCTGTACCCACAGCGTAGACCTAGAACGTCACAAAGGAGAAAAAAATGGGACGTCCAGTAAATAAAAGAAATTTTGGCGCAACAGGTGTTGACGCTACACCAACTATTCCAATTAGATTCCACGATGGCTCTAGTTTAATTGAAGGTAAAATACTTTCACAAAGAGGCACAAACAAATTTAACTGTTCAAACGACGGTGATACAATCACAAGAATTTGTAGACTAACATCAGACGGTTCTGCACCTAATGCTAACTTTGAATGTCAACTTATTGGCATTGGCGCTGGTGGCGGAGCAATTGCAATTGCAAAGCTTTTTAACAGAACTGCTATAGACTATGATGGCAATCGTTATACATGGGCTACTGAAGATGACTCAACAGAGTCTATTCTAAGACTTACTGCAATTTAAGGGTAAAACATGTCAAGGATTGTTAGAGTACATAACGACGATTATAGTATAGTTGTAGATAACGGTTCTTCAGGAACCATTACCCTTGACACCACAGGTGACAGTGGTTCTATACAAGGAACCACTGTCATTAAAGGAAACCTACAAGTTCTTGGTACAACTACTACTGTTGAATCAGAAACTGTTACAATAGACGATAATATAATTGTTTTAAACGATGGCGAAACTGGTGCTGGTATAAACGCATCTGTTAATTATAAGTCAGGAGTTGAATTAGACCGAGGTAGTCTTAATAATGCACGTATTGTTTTTGATGAACAAACAGCATTTTACACTGCTGGCTCGTCAGGCACTGGTAGTTTTAAACTAGAAGACTCTACAGGTGCACACTTGCCATTAAGCACAAACAGTATTCATGCACAAGGCACGTTATATTTAACTACACCTGGTAGTCATATTTCTGTAGCTGGCGAAGCAAATTATGAAGAAAACGTTTATCGTTATGCAAGCGGAATAATTGTAGATCTTGGCGGCGGCTATATCATAGATGATGATGCTATACCAAACGCTAAAGCAGTAAATGATCTAGTTACATATAGACTTACAGTCACAGGGGCTAATCAAATTGTCAGTGCTGATACGAAAGTAAGAGCGCTAGACGAAGATGTAACTTTGCAAGAAAGTAGAGTAGCAGTAGAAGTAGATGGATTAAATCCATTTAATTTTTATTCTAATCGTACAGAGCTTCATAATATAAGAATACAAGATAATCAAATTTCAACGCTTAATGCGGACAGTACAAGTGCAGATCTTATTCTTAGTGCCGGCGGTACAGGAAGTATTAGAGCAGATGATGCAATTATTATCACAAACACCACATTCCAAGCAGAAGATGCATCAGCTCCAACTGCGCCTAGCGAAGGTGTAAAAATTTATGGTGATACAGTCGGAGCAGGCAACACCGGTTTACACTTCATTAACAGTGCTAGCACATCAAGTGAACTTATAAGTAAAGATAAAGCATTGCTTTTTGCAATGTTATTTTAAGGATTTAAAAAATGGCAATAGCAAACGCAACATTAGCAGCAGGTAACACTGACATATTGACTGTGCCAGCAAGTACAAAGTATGCAATTTTGAATATAATTGTTTGTAACAACTCAGGTTCTTCGCAATCATTTGATCTGCATTTTAGGCCAGATGGCGAATCAGTTGATAACGAAAACAGAGTTGCAAATTCTGTTACTGTAGATGCAGGCGATACTTTTGTATGGGATTTTTCTAGAATTATAATAGAAGAAACCGATGTAGTTACGTTTAACAATGCAAGCACAAGTTTGTCTGCTACAATTAGTTATATGGTGGCATAATGAGATACTTAAAACGTCAAACTACAAACAGGGCTGCTGTTGAAGGCAAGGGTGTAATCTACGATATCAACGGTCAAGTTGTATTAGATAGTACAGATATGATGTTAGTGCCTAAAGGTACAACAGCAGATGCTACTACAAGCTATACTGAAGGTCATATACGTTACAACACAACAAGTAATGAGTTTGAATGTTATCAAAATGGCGCTTTACGTAAAATGCGCTTTAAAGAGCCTACCACTATCACACAGCAAACAGTAGGATACGGTGATGCTGTTGAAACTATTTTTGGTCCATTAGCAAGTGGTGACAGTGATTACCCAAATCCAGCAGCGGCGCAAAATATTATAGTGCTTGTTGAAAATGTTTTTCAATTAGCAACTACTAACTACACAATAGTTCAAAATCCAGGTAATAGAATCGAAATTGACTCTATTATTAGTGTTGGCACTACAACTGTAATACAAACAGCTACTACTCATGGATTATCGCAAGGCGATCTAGTGTATGTAAGTCAGGTTGAAAGTAGCACTGACGATAACCTAGAACTGTTAAACACTGACGATTCGTCGTCCCCGGGAAGTCATAATATTGAAAGCGTTCCTGCAGCAAATAGACTCGAACTAGGAGTTGATACATCAGGCGCAAACATTGCAAACTATGTAGCAGGCACTGGATTTATTTTAAAAGCAGGATCTAGCACCGGTCCTTATTTAGATGGTTATTATTTGCAATTTACCTCTGCACCAGATTTAGGAAAACCTATTACTGTGCTTCATAACTTCGACAAGTGAGAACTTTATGACATTTGGAATGAATACTACTCATGGTAATCAAGTGGTTTTTGATTTACTTAATCGTATCAAGCTAAGTGGAAAACAGGATAGAGATGCTATAAAAATGTTATATGATCATTTAGATCACTTGAGTGATAGCAGTAAATTTAGCGAAAGCAGTGATAATAATGTAAAAAAACTTGCTGTTGAGTGGCTAGAACAAAACGAAATTATTAAACCTAAGTTGTATAATTACATTGACATTTAATGAAGCACTGAAAAAATTGTCTCAAACTTATTTTTAATTACTTTACTTTTCAATGTTTTTACTATACCTTGATGCAAAGGCTGAGGCCAGTCGTTATAACTTGCCCATGCATAACCAGAGTGTTCGTCATTTAGTTTAGGTATAAACTCGTTTTCAACTGTGCAAACGTAAGTATAATATTTAAAACGTTTGTCTCTACTTGTGAAAGTTTCGATAGGTATTGTTTTAAGTATGTTTACTTTACCTATTTCTTCGTCAATTTCTCTATATAATGCTTCGCCCGGAGACTCTTCATATTCGTTAGTGCCGCCAACTAATCCCCACACATTGCTGTTTTTACTTTGTTTTCTATATAAAAATAAAAATCGTCTAGTAGCAAGAGAATAAATCATTGCTCCGCTACACCTAATATTGCTCATATAATATATATTATCAATTGTAGTCTAGACGCCATGTTCCCGGATGGTAAATTCCGTCAAATGCCTTGTACCATTCGCCTTCGTCGGGGTCAAATTTATATTGTATATTGGTGTTTATATTTGTTGTATATATTATTGTACTATCTAAACTTGCAACACTTGCATCGAATACTACATTCCATTTCGTGCCCGTCCATTCTACTATATCATTAGCACCTGCAATGAAATCACTCCCGTCTGCATTCTTCCATGCGTCTGGTCCGTCGTACACGTAATTGTTCGGAGTAGAACCTACATCCTGGCCTACATTAACACTTGTATTGATAGCTTCTAGTAGTAAAATACGGGGGCTTTCACTACTCACGTTTCTTGGATCAAAATTCCTAGGATTTACAATATAATCTACTGTGCCTCTAGTGCCATTTTCACCTTCTAAAAGTGTATCGCTCGGAGTGCTATCAGTATCAAAATTAATATCAAGCTCTCTGGGATCATTCGAACTTAATGACACAGTGCCGCTTATTTCATATCCTGTATCTGCTCTACGTAATTTTATAGTAGTAACATAGTCTGTGAAGTGGAAAGGTAATGCGTTTATGTAACCTTCCCATGTTACGTCAGGTAATCCTTCGCCACGTTGTAGAGTTGCTGTATTATTCAAAACAACGATACTAGCAGCTTGATAATTTATACCTATTACAGCATCAGCTTCACCAATAGAAATTCCTTCGTTTGTTCTTTCTTCTACTATACCGCTATTACCATCGGATTTAATCACTGTATTTGTATTTGTGTTTAATGTGTCGCTATCTTTGTATTGATTTATTTCTGGTTTTGTTAAACCATTTACTACATTTCCTGTATCTTCTGTGAAAACACTTGCAATAATATTTGTAATAACCCCTAGTCTCTTTACTTTTGCAGGAGGGTTAATAAAAATAGGAGTTTCAAAAGTTAGAGTAGAAATATCAATTGCATCATCTGTACCTGACGGAATAGATCTACTACTCCAATTTACATTTGTTAGTCTTACCGTTGTTAAACTAGTCCAATCAACATAGTTGTCTGTAGTTTGTAATTCTAAACTAGGATTAAACAAAACAAGTATCTGTTCTAAAATTTGTAATTTTTGATCTGTGTTACTACTCCATATATCAACATTCATAGTTAAAGTGTACGGAGTAGGCATAAGTCTTTCAACAGTGTAGTTTTTACCTTCTTGCTCAAGGTACTCATTACCTGCAGAATCATAACGTCTCTCTCGTATATGGAGTTTATTCACATAGGAGCTATCACCACGTCGACTATCGTCTATAGCTAGTCCTGTAACATATACAGCCATTCTAGGAATACTTGGCATTGATGCTTCACTATTTTGCGATATTAAATTAGCAACCTGCCGTGACATGTCTCCGTATGCTACGGGTATCTGTCTTTCATTACTGCTACCGTCAGTCCAATAAAAGTTACTCATCATCCTAACCATTTGAAGTAAATATCTTCTTATTTGATTATCGTAAAAGTGCTGCATTGTTTATCTCTCAATCTTCTGTTGGACGTAGAGCTTTGCTTAGACTTTGTCTCTCTTCAACAGTATCGCCGGCAATAACATCAGTTTTTGTATTATTGATAAAGGA